TAAAAGAGGAATTTAATTACGATGATAAGCGAACTGAACTTATCTCTAATTTAGATACCCTAAAAGATATGTCAGTAGAAGAGGCAACTCTCTACAAAAAATGGCAGGAGTTTAATAAAGGTCAAGACTTTCATAAGTTCGCTTATAAGTTTGATGTCCTACAGAAAAAGATATGGACTCCAACTGATATTAATAATTATGATTTAACTGTTTCAGAGATTGAAGCTTTAGATCCAGTTATAGAAATCGTAGATAGTAGTAATCAGACAGCAATTGAAAATTGGACTCTTCTCCGTAGATTGATTCATTCAATGGAGTATGTTGCTAATCCAGGTAGAAATGTTAAGATAACTGCTAAGGATAGAAATACAGGTAAAGTATTAGGTATGATGTCTTTAGGTTCAGATGTTACATCTATAGCAGCTAGAGATAAATATATTGGTTGGACTAAAGATAATAAATTTGTAGATGGTAAATTAAGATGTACTAGTATTGGAACATCTATTGTAGCAACACAGCCATTAGGTTATAACTTTCTTGGTGGGAAGTTAGTTGCTATGTTATTGACTTCAGAAGAATTAAGAGAACATTGGAAGAAAACTTATGGTGATCCATTAATTGGATTAACCACAACAGCTCTTTATGGTATTCATTCAATGTATAATGGAATTCCACTTTGGAAAACATTAGGAGAATCCGCAGGTAAAGTTTCAATTAAACCTGACGATTCAGTTTATAAACCTTGGTTGGATTGGATGAAGAAAGAAAAGGTAGAAGATTTTAAAAAGATAACTACACAAAAGGAAGGTGTTAGTGGCCCTCCTACTGGAGTTAAACAACAGATACTTACTTATATATTTAGAGAGTTGGGTATCAGAAAAGCAGATTATGATCATGGTTACAAAAGAGGTATCTACTTTAGTTCTTTTTATGAGAATGGTAGAGACTTCCTTAGAGGTGAAATTGATGATAGTGAGTTGGTTATGAGAAAACAATTTGTAGAAGGTTATGATTATATCAATGCTTGGTGGAAACGAAAAGCCCTACGCAGATATACAAAACTTCATACAGAAAATAGATTAAAACCCGAGATGTTATATTATTCAGATATGCTGGGTATGACTTGGGAAGAAGCAAAAGAAAAATATTTAGGGGATATAGGTAGGTGAATATATATAAATTCTCAAAAGATATAGATAGCGATAGAGAATACAAATACAAAGTATTGGTATATCCTAACATCACTTATATGAAAGATCTTGAAAAGGATTCATATGTAGTTGTATTAAGAAATGTAATTAAAGAACTAAATAAAGTTAGGGATGACATACATTGGACAATACTTTCGCCGAAAGAAGTTAGGAGTTTGGTGTTTCCAAATACAACTCAACTACCGATAGAACTTCCATCATACCCAAATGCAATGAGAACTCATTTCAATCATAAACAGCTAATGAAGGTTATTGATTGGAAGAAGAATGATTATGATATAGTGTATTCCCATTTACCTGAACATACATTACAACTATCTAATATGTTTGCAAATGAAACAAATATTAATCCAAAGTTTATTGGATATTGTCATTGGTTTGAAGTTCCAGAGAATACTGCTTATAGTAAGAAGATGTTAATGCATAATATATCTGGAATTTTAGAGATGGATGAGTGTGGAGTTAATACCCAATGGTTAAAAGATTTAGCTATTAAAAAAAGTAGGGAACTTTTTAGTGATGAAGTCGTTCAACGGCTTGAAAAAATAATTCAACCACACTATCTTGGCGTGGATGATATCTCAACTGGTCACGAATACAAACCCAAAACAATACTATTCAACCACAGAGATAATGAATATACAGGTTACAATTGGTTTGTAAACAGAATGGATGAGTTGTGGGAGAAACGACAAGACTTTAAAGTATATACAACACTTACAGATTTAGATAGACCTTATGCTGAGAGAGTTAAATTGAGTAGTAGAGACGATTACTTAAACTTTGTTCGTTCAATGCATATGGGTGTTGGTTGTTTCCAAAAATATTCTGCCTGGAGTATTTCAACAACCGATGGTTTAAGTCAAGGTGTTCCATATGTTCTTCCAAATGGAATGTGTTATCCTGAAATGGTTGGAGAACAATATCCATTACTTTATAAAGGTGCTAAAGATTTTTTAGGGGTGATAGAATGTATGTTGGATGATCCAGATTTAAGAATAGAAGCAAATGCATATTTAGAACCAAGGTTAGAAGGATTTAAATGGAGTGAGAGAGTAGCCAAATGGTTTGACGGTTGGAAATATTTTGACGAACTAAAACCAATGTCAGATACAGAGTCTTATAAGAAGATTGTAGATTACATTCATTCAAGAAAATCAGTAAGTAAGAAACAATTATTAGAACATATGGGATGGGGTGTGAGAATTTCCTTTAGTGAATATAGAAATAGATTAAGATTAGAAGATACAATTAAGTTTACAAAAAATAGATACGAGGTAATATAAATGAAAAAGTTAACAGCCGAACAACTAGAAACGAATTGGCAAACACTAATAGATCTTATAGAAAAATATATTAGTGATGATAGAAAAGAAAATCTTTTAAAGTTTTATGAAGACTTTAAAGATAGAATGATGTTTGCGCCAGCTAGTGGTAAGGGTGCTTATCATAATGCGATGCCGGGTGGGTATGTCGAACATATTCTTCACATCATTAGTCATTCACTTGAACTTAAAGAGATGTGGGAAAAGAATGATGCTATGATTAACTTTACAGAAGAAGAGTTAGTGTTTGCTGCTATGCATCACGACTTAGGTAAAGTTGGTGATTTAGATAATGATTATTATATACCACAAACATCGGATTGGCATAGAACAAATCGTGGTGAGATATACACACATAATCCAGAACTTCAGTATATGAAAGTACCTGATAGAGGATTGTGGTTACTTCAACATTATGGTGTTAAGGTTACTGATAAAGAATATATTGGAATTAAATTAACTGATGGTTTATATGATGAGGCTAATACTGCTTATTTAAAATCATACAATCCTGATTGGTCACTTCGTTCTAATCTACCTTACATTCTACATCAAGCCGATATGATGGCAACACATATTGAATATGATCAATGGAAGAGAAGTAATAAGACTTCCAATGGAGTTGTTACGAAAGCTCCAAAAACAAAAGATGAACAAAAAAAAGTAGACAATCTCAAAAATAAATTTGATGAATTGTTTCCAGCATAGGAGATAAGTTATGTGGTGGTGGATATTAACGATATTATTCTTTTTAATTGGTGTGGGTTCAACCACATTAGTATATTTTTCATTACGAAGAATAAATCAATATGAAGGTTTGATTATAGAGATTCAGAATATAATTGAGTATGCAACAACCAAAATGAAAACGGTTGATGCCAAAGGACATTATGAATCTGACGATGAAACTGGATTTTTCTTTAAACAATTAAAAGAAGTACAGGAGTTATTAAATGGAATCTTTGAAAACGAAAAAGTCGAGGAGGATAGTAGTAGTGCCGAAAAAACAGAAACCGACTAAAAAATTTGAAATAAAAGCATCAGATACACACCCTTCATTACCAACAGCGCCAAAGAAAAAGAAGGGTAAAAAAATGTATTTTGATATGGATGTTCAAGATGCTATTGTTGTATATAATTCTTTAGATCCAGATAAAGATCAGGCAAAACGAAATAAAGTATATACAGAAGAAATACATTATGCATTCGATAAACTTTGTGAGAACATAATTAATACATTTAAGTTTGAATATTTTGATGATGTGTATATAGATGTAAAACAAGAAGTACTTTCTTTTCTTGTTATGAATATGCATAAATATGATCACACAAAAGGTTCAAAGGCATTTAGTTATTTTTCAGTTGTTTGTAAAAATTATTTGATATTACATAATAACGCTAATTATAAACGGTATTGTTCCCATACAAGTGTAGATGTTTTAAATTCAAAGGCTACGGGTGGAAATAGACATGACTATTTTTCAGATTTTACAGATGAACTTATTGTTTATCTTGAACATAATATTAATAATATGTTTAAAACTAAAAAAGATATAGATGTTGCTTATGCTATAATTGAATTA